CGTCCGATCTCGTGGCTTGACGCCACATGGCTCACGGAGACGGAGCCGTTCGAGCTCGAACAGTTCCGCGGAGCTATCTGCCTCGGAGGCGTCGATCTCGCGGAGACGACTGACATGACATCCGCGAAGATCCTCATGATGCGGCTCGACGATAAGGTCAAATATATCCACTCAATGTACTGGATCCCGGAGTCAAAGCTCGAAAGGGCGGATGATGAGAGCTCCGGTGCGAGATACAAAGAGTGGGCGCGGAAAGGTCTGATCCGGATCACCGAGGGCAATGAGGTCGACGTCGCGGTCGTCGCGGACTGGTTCGCCGAGCTTTGGAAAAACTACAACATCCGGTTATTCCGGTGCGGCTACGACCAGAGATTCGCGAAGGAGTTTATCAAGAGAATGGAGACCTACGGCTTCGACTCCGAGATGATCTACCAGAACCGGTTCGTCCTTACATCGCCGATGAAACTGGTCGAGGCAGACCTGAGGGACGGCCTCATTAACTACAACAACAACGAGATCGACACATGGTGCCTCAAGAACACGGCCGCCCAGATCTGGGACACCGGGCACACGATGCCGATCAAGATCGCAGGACAGCCGGGACGAAGGATCGACGGATCGCTCAGCCTGATCATGGCTTACGAGATGCTCCGACGCTGGCGGTCTGAATTCACAAACGGCACGAGGTGATACAGATGGGTATCTTCGACTTTTTGAAACCAAGCAGGAAGAAACGGGAGGACATGGACTACGCCCGGATGCTGAACAACTCGGTCCCGATCTTCACCCAGTTCGGCGACTCCATCTACGCGAGCGATGTCGTCCAGCAGGCGATCTACGTCATCGTCACTGAGATGAAGAAGCTCCAGCCGAAGCACATCCGGCGGCGCGGCTTCGATGTCGAGCCGATCTATGGAGACGTCCAGATGGTCCTTGATGATCCGAACGAGCTCATGACAAGAAGCGACTTCCTCGAGAAGATCACCTGGAATCTCATGCTTAACTACAACTCGTTCATCTATATCGAGCGGGATGTAAACGGAAAGCTCACGGCCCTCTGGCCGGTCAGCCCGACCAACGTGACATTCCTCAGGAGCGGAGGAGAGCTGTTCGTCGAGATGCTCTTCCGGAGCGGAGACAGCTACACGCTGCCTTACAGCTCTTTCATACACATCAAGAGCCACTACTCAGTCAACGACCTCATGGGCGGAGACGAGTCCGGCAACCCGGACAACGGCGCGATCCTGAAGACGGTCAGCCTCAACGACCTCCTGCTGCAGGGCGTCCGGAAAGCGATGCAGTCAAGCTTCGCGATCAACGCGATCGTCAAGTACAACACGATGCTCGATGACGGAAAGATGGAAGCGGAGATCAAGGCGTTCGAGGAGAAGCTAACAAACAGCCAGAGCGGCATCCTCGGCCTCGACTTCAAGAGCGACGTCACGCAGTTCAAGCGGGACCTCAGCCTGGTCGACGAGGCGACTCTGAAGTTCATCGACGAGAAAATCCTCCGGAACTTCGGCGTTCCGCTCTGCATCCTGTCCGGCGAGTACACCTCCGAACAGTACGAGAGCTTCTACCAGAAGACGCTGGAGGATAAGATCATAACGTACTCCGAAGCGTTCACCAAGGGCATCTTCAGCAGACGCGCCCGCCAGGGATTCGACAACAAGATCTACTTCTACGCGAAGCCGCTGACATTCATGAGCACCAGCCAGAAGCTCGAGATGGTTCACGAACTCGGCCAGTCCGGGACGCTGTTCGAAAACGAGAAGCGCGTGGCGTTCGGCTACGATCCACTTCCGGAGCTGGTCGGCGTCAGACTGCAGTCGCTCAACTACGTCAACGTCAACATCGCGGACCTTAAGCAGTCCGAGGGCGTCACAGGCCAGCCCCAACCGGATGAGCCGGCGGAGGAGGAGACAGAAGAATGAAGAACGTTCTCAACATCTCGCAGGCCGGTCAGGATCTTTTGTATTCGACGGACGACGGGACAAACACGCTCTTCATCAACGGCACGCAGGTCCCGCCTTCGAGCTGGGTCGGAAGCGGCACATATACCGCGACGATCAGCGGCCACGAGATCACCATCGCGAAACTTGCGAGCATAAAGGGAAACGTCCTGCTCACGCAGACAGGAGACTACACCTACGAGTTTCGCCAGCACGAAGAGACGGAGCCGGTCACCGGCGTAAAGGGAAACGCCGAGAGCACCTACCGCACCGGAGACGTCAACCTCACGGCGGCGAACATCGGGGCGAACCAGAAGGTGACCGGAATGAGCGCCGACGGAGAAACGAAGACCATCGCGAGCGGAACGACCGCGGTCGATCTGCTGACAGAGGGGATCTCAATCCCGGCAAATCATCGATGCCTGCTCATCTACATGGTCCAATGGTCGGCAAACGCGACCGGCCGGAGGTTCGCAGGCGTATATCTCGGCGACACATCGTTCGGCATCATTGCCCAGGATCATCGGGAGGCTATGTCTGCGGGAGTAACGATCAACCGCGCCGAGTGCTGGTTCGGAGCCGGCTCAGAGCGTACCTACATGATCAGAGGTTTTCAGAACAGCGGAGGCGACCTCACCGCCACTGTCAGGTATCAGTTAATCGACTTTGGATCATAAAGGAGATAACCATGAATAAAGACTTTGAACAGAGAAGTTACCAGTTTGAGATCCGGGCGGAGATGCAGGAGCAGACCGGCATCATCACAGGCCGCCCGATCGTCTACGACTCTACCACAGACATCGGATGGTTTGACGAGGTGATCGAGCGGGGAGCTCTCGACCAGGCGGATCTCAGAGATGTCCGCTTCCTGATCAACCACGACTTCAGCCGCATCCCGCTGGCAAGAAGCCGAAACAACAACGCGAACAGCACGATGCAACTGATGGTCGATGAAAACGGCCTTGCGATCCGCGTCAGCCTCGACGTGGAGAACAACGCCGACGCCCGCGCCCTCTATTCGGCTGTTGAGCGCGGTGACATCTCCGGGATGAGCTTCGCCTTTAATGTCGACGACGAAGAATGGGACAACTTAGAGTCCGATCATCCGCTCAGGAGGATCAAGAGGATTTCAAGTGTGATCGAAGTGTCAGCAGTGACCTTCCCGGCCTATGAGGACACGACGATCAGCACTCGGAATAAAGAAGCGCTGGAGAGCGCGAAAGCCCTGCTGGAGAGCAGGAAGAAGCCGCTGGAGAGCGAGCTCGAACTGGCTAAGGCCAAGAACAAAAACAAAATCAAAGGAGGGCTTTTCAATGATTGAAATGCTCAAAAAGATGCGCGAAGCCCGCGCCCAGAAGATCGCTGATCTTATGAAGCGGTCCGAAGAATCCAACGATCTCGCAGAAGTCCGCTCCATCGGTAAAGAGATCGAGTCTGTCAACAAAGAGATCGCAGAGATTGACGCCCAGATCGCGAAGGCCGAGCAGAACCGCTCCTTCGACCCGATCGGCACCTATGGCGCGAAGCAGGACAAGCGCGGCAAGGACTCTGACGATATGGAATACCGCAAGGCCTTCATGGATCTCGTTCTCCGCGGCAAAGCCATCCCGGCAGAGCTGAGAGCCAACACCCTGACGACCGACGTCGCGGCGACCATCCCGTCCGTCATCGTCAACAGGATCGTCGAAGGCCTGACCGTCTGTGGCATGATCCTGCCGGAAGTCACCCGCACCAGCTATGCTGCCGGCGTCGTGATCCCGACCTCTTCCGTCAAGCCGGTCGCCACCTGGGTCGCTGAGGGCGCTGGATCTACTCCGCAGAAGAAGACCACCGGCTCCGTCACGTTCAGCTACAAAAAGCTGCGCTGCGAGATCTCCATGTCCATGGAAGTCGGCACGATGGCCATCTCCGCATTCGAGGACGCCTTCGTCGCAAATGTCGTTGACGCCATGACCGTGGCCATCGAGAAGGCTATCATCGCTGGCGCAGGTTCCACCGATCCGGAAGGCATCATTCACGGCACCCTGACTTCGAACGAGGTCGTCTCCGAGAAGACCTCCGGCGTGACCTACAAGGATCTGGTCGCCATGGAAGCGGCGCTCCCGATCGAATACGACGCGACCGCGAAGTATTTCATGACCAAGGCGCAGTTCCTGGCGTTTGTCGGGATGACCGACACCGAAGGCCAGCCGATCGCCCGCGTTGACTGGGGCTTCGAGAATCGTCCGCGTCGGATGCTGATGGGCCGCGAGGTCATCGTTCATCCCTACGCGACCGAGATGGGCTCCTATCTCGCCGGTCTGTATGACTTCAAGGATTATGTCCTGAACACCATCTACGACATGGGCGTCACCCGTCAGCAGGACTGGGACACCGAAGACCTCCGCACGAAGGCCGTCATGTCCGTCGATGGCAAACCGGTAAGCCGTGCCTCCCTCGTGCTTCTGAAGCAGAAGGCGTGATAAACCATGGCCGACTTTGACATGCTAAGCGCTGTCAAGTCAGCGCTCGGAATAACCGGGTCATACCAGGACTCAGCTATCAGCTTCTACATCAACGACGTCCAAGAGTACCTCGCGGACGCAGGGGTCCCGTCTACCAAGATCGGGACCCAGGTGACCGCCGGAGTGGTCGCGCGAGGAGTCGCGGACCTCTGGAATTACGGTTCCGGAGAAGGCAAGCTCTCGCCGTATTTTTACGAGAGAGCGATCCAGCTGGCCACGGCCGATGCAGAAGAGACAGCGGCCGTGGAGGGATAACAATGGCAGCCATTATTCAGACATGGACAGACGCGACGATTAACCACGGAGCGAAAGTCCAGGAGAAAAAAGAAGAACAGCCGAAGGCGAAGAAGGCTCCAGCCAAAAAGGCCGCGAAGAAGGACTCGCCGGCAAAGTAAACGAAGGGGGATGAGTCAATGCGGAACTATAAGCCGTCCGTGCCGTTCAACGTCGCCATGCAGCTCATGATTCCTACGGAGCTGAAGGTCTACGGAGTCTCGAAAAAGACGTGGACTCCCGGCCGGATCTTCTACGGCTCATTCCGGACCTTCGGAGGAACCGAGCGAGTCATGGACGACGTCATGACGGTCGTGGACACCGCGACGATCGACACCTGGTACGACACCGACATCAAGTCGGAGTGCCAGATCAAGATCCTCGAGAACGGCAAGCTCTATGACATCATCTCCGACCCGGAGGACATCGAGATGCGGCACCAGTACATCCAGTTTAAGGTCCAGAGAGCAGGTGGAAAGGCGTGAAGTTTCAGATCATTCTTGACGACTTCGCCGACCTCATCGAGGAGCTGGACAAGATGGAGCAGGACACGAAGAAACCGGTCGACGAAGCCTTGAAGGAGACCGGCAGGATCGTGCAGAACAATCTGGAGCAAGCCACCATCCCCTACAAAGGGAAAGGCCGGCGCGGCTACGGAAAAGGCGCGATGTACAACAGCATCATCACGGATCCAAAGGTGGAGTGGGAGGGTTCAGTCGCCGGCGTCGGTGTCGGCTTCGACAAAGAGAAGGACGAGGCAGGTTTCTACCACTCGATCTTCATCCTCCACGGAACACCAAGGCATCCGGTAAACCATCCGGGCACAAAGCCGGACCGGGCTGTTTACAATGCCATCTTCGGGAGCAAGACCCGAAAAGAGATTGAAAAAGCACAGCGTGAGATCATGGAAAGATACATCGAGAAAGGAAGGTGACCCGGATGAACGGAAAAGACGCTTTGGTTTGCGTGCTCTCCGACTTGGAGACAAAACGTGGGTTCCCGTACTTCCTCCAGGGCAGCCTTTCGGACGAGGATGCTTATCCGGACAGCTTCTTCACGTTCTGGAATTCTGAGACCGAGGACGACAGCTTTTACGACAACGAAGAGCACTCAGCCGTCTGGAGTCTCGAACTATACTTCTATTCCGTCGACCCGGCACTGGTCAACTCCATTTTCACGGAGATCCGGCCAGACCTAAAGGCGGCCGGCTTCATCATCGGAAGCAGGGGATTCGACGTCCTCTCCGATGAGCCGACGCACACCGGAAGAGGGATAGCATTAACTTATATCGAAAGGGGATAAAACCTATGTCTACATTCGTTGACGAATTCCGCGGCACCGATCAGCTCATGATCGCCGAGGTCCTGACCGACAACAACGAGGAAAACGAAGGCTACACCACCGGCACGCCGGAAGTCCTCGCTCCGGTCGCCGAGATCAGCAAGACCGTTGAGACCGCTTCGGCGACCAAGTATTACGACAACGCAGTCGCTCTGGTCATCCAGTCCGAAGGCGCGGACACCATCACCCTGGCTGTTCCCGCCCTCGCCCTGCAGACTCTCGCCAAAGTCACCGGCAAGAAGATCGACTCGACGACCGGCGCGCTGATGGACGGCATCGCCGCTCCCAAGTATTACGCGCTTGGCTACCGCCTGCGCCTGACCGACGGCACCTACCGCTATGTATGGCGCTACAAGGGCCGCTTCGCGATCCCGGACGAGACCTCCGCTACGGAGAA